TCTACGGGTATTATGGCCTTCTCGCCATCTATGACAGTCTCCCTATTAACAGGGTAATGGAGATCATGGGGTCCAAGTACAGCCCCAAGAAGTTGCTGTGTTCTCATTGGTAAAGAATTTATCAAGTACCGGAAAATTCTTCCAGAATATTTCCAAGAAAGGTAGTCTGTCGAAGCTACATAGTCGACACTTATCCATTTACTGGATGGCTGAACTTTCTGAACAAGATCATATATATCATCTGGTGAGAACGGTCGCCCGATCAATCTGAAACAGGGCATATCACGCATGGTGTCATGAAGGACACGTTGAAGCGGCCGGGCGGCATAGTAGAATAATGCCTCGCCTTTGGAAATCACCCTTACCTTACAGGGTTCCAACACGGCCTGAATTGTACACTTCAAAGGTCTATTAAAAGGGACCTGACGTACACACTGGTCAAGAAGTGACCATCGAGTATCATCACTTACTCGGACCTCGACGACGGAATTATATACAACGTCGTTCCCCAAATGGATTCTCGGATGAAATCCCATCTTCTCTAAATATGTACAAGAGAATATGCGAATATTTACAATTTCACGAAGAAAACCATTCTGACCGCCACGTGATCGAGTGTTCTCGAAACACGCATTAGCACTTGTCCTACCATCAATAAAGGGTAATGGTTCAGTCCAATTGCTGGGACGAGATGGATCTTCAAGAAGACGTCTATTTACAGCAGCTTTCACATGGTTCAAAACCGACATGAATGTGCGATCTTCAAAGATCCTATTTATAGTCTCGTCCACACCTGGGTCAGGGGTGGTAAGGGCCTTAAAGTGGTCCTGATACGTTGCCTCGACGAAATCATCGGAGGCAGGGAGGCAGGCTCTTTTAGCCTGGTAAATCGAGTACCAAAGGTGAGTATTTCTTCGACAGAAGAACCTCCTACTCTTAACAAAACCTTTTACTCGTGCCGACATACAAAAGGGTATGTCCGCTGCAGGGGGCGATTCGTTACCTAGATATTTGGATTGGAAGTAAGCCAGAAGAAACTTTGTTCTCTTCAGCCACACCTTCTCGTCCGATGCTGACTTCAAAAAGTCATCGACATCTCTCAGGTATAAGTCCCGGATTATAGCTTTAATCTTATGATGAACAAAGATTAGCTTTATCCCACGAATCAACGCTGACGTCCTATCTTGAACAGACACAAACTCGGACTCCTCCTTCTTAGGGAGCGTAGTTTGCTCGGTGCGGAACCCCGCACTGGTGTCGTGGTCAGCGACGCGAAGCCTTCTAGGCTTTGTAACGCGTGCTTGTGCCTCAGT